CCACGCTCATCGGCATGTGCGCTATTCGAGCAGACCTAACATACCAGCGAGGACTCGACCGAATGTGGTCGCGACGCACTAAATACGATTTCTACTGGCCAGCGCTGGCCCACCTGGGCGAGCAGGCCGTACTCAACAAGGAAATCTACATACAAAACACAGCAGCCGACAATCTACCCTTCGGCTATCAAGAGCGATGGGCCGAGTACCGATACAAAAACTCACTCATCACAGGCAAGATGCGGTCAATAGATCCGCAGTCTCTTGACTACTGGCACTTATCTCAAGACTTCTCAGCATTGCCAGTTCTCAACGATGCATTTATTCAAGACAACCCACCCGTCGAACGTGTGGTTGCAGTAACAGACGAACCAGAATTCGTCACAGATATGTTCTTTAAGTGTAAATGCACAAGACCACTACCCATGTATTCGGTCCCGGGTCTAATTGATCATTTCTAGGTCTACTATGTATTTAATACCTGCTATGTCTCCAATATAAAGGACAAACTATGTTGTGTATAATTTACGCAATCGCTCAGGATCCTCTAAAACGGGAAATTAGACCCGTTGCCCCCCTGGAGCTAAAAACGCCTCAGAAGGCCGCACAGGCCCTCAGAAAGGAAGGGATCCCATGTGGCAAGGAGCTGTAGTAAACGCAGTCGTAGACGCAGTTAAGTTCGAAAGAAACATGTACGAAGCAAAGCGCGCCGAACAACGGGCCCGCGACTGGCAACGAGAAGTTGCACAAAACGCTCATACATGGGAAGTATCCGATCTAAGAAAGGCGGGACTAAACCCAATCCTCTCGGCCGGCGGAAAAGGGGCAAACATCCCCGCAGCAATGCAAGCCCAACTCCCCCAAACCGGCGGACCCGATATAACATCTGCGCTCCAGGCCGAACAAGAACGAATAAGAACCAAATACATGAAAGGAGGCGAACGAATCTATGATGGCTCCCCGGTGGCGAAAGCCATGGTGGATGGTGCCAATATGGCCCAGCAAAACGGTCTATCTCCGACTGCTGGCGGCGTATTCGGTGCAGCTGTTGACGGCATAGACGTCGAGGACAGCTCAGCCAAAGCCAAAAACACCGCCGACATCACCAACCGTAAACAACTTGAAGGGAAATCAGGCCCCTTCATAAACCTACAAGGTCCAGCTATAAGGAGGCCCTTAAAATGAGAATGCGCCGACGAATGAAAAAACGACGTTCAAAGAAGCTGTTCAGCCGGACGGCTCGACGCACCAACAGTCGCAACACACGAGCTGCCCCCCATCGAGGGGGCTATCGGCTATAACTTCCCAGCGAAGCTGCTCCGACTGACCGGCCTCCTGGTCGGTCGGGTGCGCTTCTATTGAACAGCAAAATCCAAACGGAGAACTCCATATGTCATGTACCAGACCCTTACAGGCATACAGAAGCCTCACCTCACTATCCGAAAACGGATCAGCCAACATCTACTTCAAACGACCTCTGACGGAACCGGTAGAGGAAGTAACTCTCCCATGCGGCCAATGTATCTCTTGCCGCATTTCACGATCCCGTGAATGGGCTCTACGCTGCACTCATGAAGCAAGCCAATTCCAGCATAACTGCTTTCTCACCTTAACGATCGCCCCAGAACATATGCCAATATCAACACGCGAATGTCAAAAATGCGAACTCTACAAACGCAGAATAAAACACGCGAACGAACACGGCTATGAAATAAGCGATCGCGAAGCAAGGTGTGAAGAAGGCAGTCTATGTAAGCGCGACTTCCAGCTCTTTATGAAACGCCTTCGAAAGAAGTTCAAAGGTTATGAGCCCATACCAGGAACCAACAAGTTCCCCATCCGGTATTTCCACTGTGGAGAATACGGCCCTAAACTTCAACGACCCCACCACCATTGTCTACTCTTCAATTTTAACTTCCCTGACCGGGTCCTATGGCAGAGGTGCAACATTTCGAGCTCCGCAAGAAATGGAGCCCAATACATACTCTATCGATCAAAAATTCTAGAAGAACTGTGGCCTCACGGCTTCTCCTCCATTGGCGAAGTCACATGGCAATCAGCCGCATATGTCGCCCGCTACGTTACCAAAAAAATTAATGGCGAGGAGGCCGCAGTTCACTATCTCTCAGGTCATCCAGACCTGGAAACAGGTGAGGCCTTCTATATCGAACCTGAATACATATCCATGTCCAGAATGCCCGGTATAGGCGCCTACTGGTTCGCCGAACACGGCATTCAGCAATACGTCAAGGATTATATAACTCATGACGGAAAAAAGTTTCCCATCCCAGCTTTCTATGATAAGCTGCTTGGCGTGGAACATTCAGACCTACTAAACGATGTAAAACGAGAAAGGAGGATACGAGCATGCGAACTTACACCTGACGACCTCAAAGAACGTGACCAAAAGAACAGGGCCAAGGAGGCCCTACTAAACCAACGATTCACCAAACTTATGCGGAGCTTAGAAGATGATCCTAAAAATGTACTCGGTGTATGATATCAAATCCAAAATCTACCATCCTCCTCAATTCTGTCACAATGCTGGCCATGCAACCCGCATGTTCCAATCCCAATTCCAAAAGCCTGGATCCGTTATGCATGACTATCCCCAGGACTTCCAAATATACGAATGCGGCGCTTACGACGATGCTACATGCGAGATCGAGCCGCTCAAAAATCCTACCATGATCTGCACCGTAGCAGATCTACTCCAAACTGAACCCGGAGAAGAATCATGACCAGATCCATCCCCGAACCACTCAAACGCGCAACGACTGTGCGTAAAAATGGCTCGCGTCGGGTATCCGACAACACGGGAAAGGAATCCCGTGTAGAGCCTCAACATCGCGAAGAATGCAACATAAACACCATCATGCGTAAAATGCACGCTCAGGGCATTCTTCCTCACTTCAAATCCGGCGGGAACTTCGGAGACTTCACCGCCTACTCAGACTTCCACGACTGTCACAATCGTATTCTTGCGGCGGAAGCCGACTTTATGGCTATGCCTTCAGAACTCCGCTACAAATTCGACAACGACCCTGGAAAACTTCTGGATTTCCTCCACGACCCTGCTAATAGGGCTGAGTGCGTCGAGATGGGCCTAATAGCCCCAGACGGGTACCAACCCGAAAAAGCAAAAAACTCCCAACAGGAGAGCAGCGAAGCTGCGCCAGAGCCCAACCAGGGCCCTAACCCTACGGGAACAAAAAAAGGCCTTAAGGCCGAAACACCTAATATTCCTATCTCCGCATAGGTAATTGGGGATGCTCAGGCGGTACAGTTGATCCCAGTTCATATCAACTGTACCACTGACACCCCACCCGTTACGAAAGGCTAGTACGATGATCAAATCTCTCAAACAACCCAGCGTCATGAAGAACCACTTCGCGACTGTTCCATCAACCGATATGGAGCGGTCAACCTTCAACCGCGACCATGGCTACAAAACTACTATGAATTCAGGTGAATTGATTCCCATCTTTTGCGACGAAGCACTACCCGGGGATACATTCTCTGTCCGGCTCAGCGCCGTCAGCCGTCTGGCCACCCCTATAGTCCCCTTTATGGACAATTTATATCTAGATTTCTTTTTCTTTGCAGTTCCTAACAGATTATTGTGGGACAACTGGCAAGCCTTCATGGGCGAGCAGAAAAACCCAGGTGACTCAACAGACTACCAAGTCCCAAACATGCCTACACCCAGCGGCGGATGGCCAGTAGGCTCAATCGGTGATTACATGGGGATCCCCCCACTACAAGACATCCAGGACGTCAACGCCCTACACTTCAGAGCATACAATCTCTGCTGGGCAGAATGGATGCGTGATGAAAACTTACAAGACTCTCCGGCGATCAATACAGGTGACGGGCCTGACAATCCTAATGACTACGCTATCTTGCGGCGAGGCAAGCGTAGAGACTATTTCACGAGCTGCTTACCATGGCCCCAAAAGGGAGACTCTGTTGATCTGCCCCTTGGCGAAACAGCACCGGTCACCGGGATCGCCAAAGCAAACCAAGTATGGGCTGCAGCCAGCGCCCCAGCCTATGAAACAGGACAAAGCGGAACCGTTGTATATGCAGGACATTCCGCCATCAACAACGTCGACCCAAATACCGCTTTCTTTATCGAAGAGGACCCTAACAATACTGGTTTCCCTGGCATCTACGCAGATCTGTCTAATGCTACTGCTGCTACCATTAACTCTTTACGCGAAGCGTTCCAACTTCAGAAAATGCTAGAACGTGACGCCCGTGGCGGAACACGCTATACGGAAATCTTGCGATCACATTTCAAGACCATAAGCCCGGACGCAAGATTACAAAGGCCTGAGTATCTCGGTGGGGGGTCCACTCCCATAATGATCACACCCATCGCACAAACACAAGCCACAAGCGAAACTGTTACCCCCCAGGGAAATCTCGCGGCGATCGGTTACACATCTGCATCCGGAATCGGATGGACAAAGTCATTTGTCGAACACTCCACGCTCATCGGCATGTGCGCTATTCGAGCAGACCTAACATACCAGCGAGGACTCGACCGAATGTGGTCGCGACGC